CTTGAGGAAGGCGCTCCTGAGCTATGCGTGGGATTCTAAAGAGCAACCTAAGAAGGATGGGCGTGAGGATCCTCTTGATGCTCTGCGTTATGATTGCATCTTTCACTATTGGGCTGACGCTGTTCAGAGGAGCGCGTATACTCCAAGACGCCGCCCTAGTCGTGACCGCAAGGCGGGAATCACTACCAACTCAAGGAGCTTCTAATGGCTGACCCTACCGCCCTTCCACCTAGCCTGATTGAGAAGGTCTTAGACCCCGCTAACCTTGTGGCTGTTGTGACTGTGGGCCTCATGTATATGCTATGGCAGTTTACCAACAAGCGCTTTGACCTCGAGCGCCAAGAGCAGGAAGACATCATTGGGCGATTGGATGATTATCATGATGAGCTCCTCAAACTTGAGGGCCAAATTGAGGCTCTTAGAAAGCAGATCAACAATGGCTGAGCATCCATGCTTAGAGCCAGAGGATCACGTCCTATATCACACTGACCTCCTCAGTAGAGTAGACCTGACAGCTGATGAGGAGCTCAGCGCTGTTGACCATCCATCTCACTATCATGCTCAGAGTGGAGTAGAGGTGATTGACGCTGTGGAGGCTTGGGGTCTTGGCTTCTGTTTAGGTAACGTCATTAAGTATGTGGCGCGCGCTGGCCATAAGGGTGACGCTCGTGAGGACTTACAAAAAGCGCTTTGGTACCTGACTAGGGAGCTCAGCCGATATGAGGACAAATAGGAAGTGACTTCCTATTTAGAGAAATATATTTACTGTGAGCGGTGTTTCACTTGGGTAGAGACTGACAAGCCCCACCTCTACATGGGGCGCTACAAGGCTACATGCACAGACCAAGGTGAGATTGACTTGAGCATCTTCAAAGCTCAAGGTGCATGGCCACAGACAAGGCTTGACAACTCAGCGCTTTATGCTGACACTAAAGCTGACGTGATGGAGAAGCTTGACGATTGATGGAGGATAGAACCGCCTGACATCTCAGAGGCTTCATGAGAAAGCTAGACTACCAAGCTGACCAAGAGGAAGCGCCTCGCCATATGCGAGCGCTCCACCCTCGCTTTTCTGTGAGAGGTATCACAGGAACACAGCTCAGTGGCGGGATGATCTCAGGCTATGAGCGCAACGCCTCACTCACAGGGCTCAATTGGGTGAGGGAGGCTGAGGATATGCTGAGGACTGACCCTGTGGTCAGGCGCTCATGGCATATGCTACGCCAAACCCTCCTCAGTGCAACCTGGCGCTTTGAGTCTGCTATGGAGGGTGACGCTATCTGTGATGAGCTCGCCCGCTTTGGTAATGAGGCGTTTGGGCTTGATGGCTACGCTGGTCAAATGAGCCAAAGCTTTGAGGAACAGCTCAGCTATCTCCTTGAGTTTGTCCCCCTTGGGTATCGCTACGCTGAGGAGGTCTACAAGGTTGGACCTGACTATGAGGGCAAGGTTAAAGTCTGGCTTGACCTCTACGCTGACCGTGAGCCAAGCGCTCACTTGAGGTGGCTCAGCCGTGACAACCAACAGCTTGATGGAGTGCTTCAGCATGTGGTGGGCGTGGGGAAGGTTCCTGAGCCTATCCCAGCCAACAAGCTCCTTCTCCTCACCCTCAACCGTACAGGCTCTAACTTTGAGGGCTCTGGTATGTTGCGCCCTGTGTGGTGGTGGTGGCGTACCAAACAGAAGGTGTCAAACCTCATGTGTGTTGGTGTTGACCGCTGGGCGGTCCCCACACCAAGGGTCAAGGTGGACAGGTCAGTGGCGGAACTCCAAGGTCTGACTGACTCAGACATCAACGCCATGATTGATGAGGCTGAGGCTCAGGCTCAGGCGTTCCTTGCAGCTGAGCAAAGCTATCTCATTGATAACCCTGTAGTGAGCTTTGACCAATACGCCGCTACGCCTAACCTCTACGCTCAAGGCCCGCTTGATATTATCCGAGAGTGTGACAATCAAATCAGCCAAGCCTTCCTGGCTCAGTTCGCCAACCTAGGCATAACTGACACAGGAGCGCGCTCAGTGGGTGAGGTACATCTAAGTGTATTCAGGCGAGCTGCTATCAATCTCTGTGATGTTGTGGCCTCTGCTATTAGCGGCGTGGATCGTCGTGGTGGTGGAACCATAGGAAGGTTGATTAGATGGAACTATGGACCTGTAGACCCCTCCAAGCTTCCAAGGCTAGTCCACACAGGACTAGACACAGACGACCTTGCAGAGTCTTTAGGCATGCTTCCTCAGCTAGTCACCTCAGGGCTACTCACTCCAGACAACGAGCTCGAGCGCGCCATAAGGGAGCGTCTAGGGGCTGGCGACCTACCAGAGGAAGCACAGCGATCAGCGCTAGAGAGAACAGTAAGCGCCGCTAGCTCAGGCGGTGGCGTGGCCGCGCTCGCTGAGGCCGCCATCAGGAGGCGTAAGCATGGCTAGGACCAAAGCCCAAACGCCAGCGCCTCCCTCAGATAGGGTCAAGGGCTCCTCAACCAACCCTAAGGGCTCAGCCTCAGGCAAGCGTGGTGGGATTGAGATCAGTGAGAGCGTGGCGCGCGCGCTTCAGGGCATGGTGGACAAGCACAATGACCGCTATAAAGCCAAGTCCAAGAAGGTTGATCTAGGCTCACTCAAAGCTGTGTTCAGGCGTGGCGCGGGTGCTTTTAGTGTTAGCCATCGCCCAGGGATGACTAGGAATCAATGGGCATACGGCAGGGTCAAAGCCTTCCTCAAGCTAGTGGGTACAGGTCAGCGTAAGGAAGCTTACACAGGTGACCTTGATCTACTCCCTAGTGGCCACCCTCAAAAGACTGAGGCTAAGGCTGAGCTCATGGCACCTCAGAAGTATAGTCACATTGACTTCAAGCCACCTGAGGGAGCTAAGAAGGCAGCTGAGCGCGCGCTTAGGAGGCGAGCACAGAAGCCACAGAGTCAGAGGGGGATGACGCCTGTAGGTATCGCCCGCGCTCGTGACCTTATAGCAGGTAAGAACCTTAGCCCTGATACAGTCAGGCGCATGTTGGCTTACTTCACCCGCCATGAGATCGACAAGGAAGGCTCTACTTGGGAGGGCTACGGCAAAGGCCGCCAAGCGTGGGACGGATGGGGTGGAGACGCTGGCTATTCATGGGCGCGAAAGGTGGTGAACCAAATGAACGCCGCAGACAAGAAAGCAACCTTGAGGGCTTATGGCGAGGCTGTACAGCTCAGCGCTGTTCCCTCTTATGATGTCCCTGAGGGTCTGACCATTGGTAAGCCCTTCAAGACCTTGGCGCTTGGTCAAGTGAGCTCACGGATGAGTGGTGAGGCCATTGGCGCTCCAATCTCCAAGGAGCTCCTTGAGGAGATGGTTAGGGTCTATCGTGAGCGCCGTGACGCTGACCCTGTCATCATTGATTGGCAACATGCCACCTCACCCTTCCAAGGTGGGACGCCCGCGCCACCTGAGAGCGGGAACGCCCTTGGGATGATCGTTGAGCTCGAGCTCAGAGAGGATGGGCTTTATGCCATCCCTGCCTATAACGAGCGCGGACTCAAGGTGGTCCAAGACGCTGGCGGGGTTCTATGGAGCTCCCCTGAATACCTACATGGTGAAATCTTCACTCGTGATGGTGGTGAGAAGGTGGGCGATGCTCAGCTCCTCGCTGTCACCCTAACCCCACGCCCTGCTCAGTCTCATTCTAAGATTGATCGGGTCACTTTAAGCGAACAGGAGCAGATGATGGACTTTGAAAATATGTCCGTAGATGAGCTCAAGGCCGCGCTCGCCGCTAAGGACGCGATGGTCAAAGAGCTAGAGCAGAAAATGAAAGACCTCACAGAGGAGGCTGAGGCTTCCTTGGCAGGTGAGTATGAGTCTGAGGAGATGGCTGAGAAGCCCTCTGAGGATGACAAACCTGAGGAGATGACTGAGAAAGAGGATGAGGAGAAGGCCAAGAAGATGAGCGAGCCCGCCACGCTCTCTGAGAAGGCTGAGCCTAACCTCCTAGCTGAGGTCATGGCCCTCCGCGCTCAGAACACCAAGCTCAGTGAGCGCCTTGAGGTCATCGAGGCTGAGAAGCGTGATGTTGAGCGCCGTGAGGCTGTCAGCGCCCTTCTCCGTGAGGGCAAGGTCAGCCCAGCTGAGGAAGGCGCAGCTCAGCGCGCGTGGGACGTCCGAGACACTATGCCTGAGTTTTGGACCATGTTCAGCGAGCGCCCAGCATCAAGCGCGGTCCCTCTTAATGAGATTGGCCATGGCGCTTCAGGTGAGGAGCTCAATAAGGCCACGCTCGCTGAGAAGGTCAAGGCGCTCGCTACTGAGAAGGGGCTCAACTTCTCAGAGGCTCTTAACTTGTTCCGTGAGCAAAACCCCGATCAATACAACTCTGTGTTCAGCTAAGGAGTTATCACTATGAACCAGATCATTAAGTCCTTTATTTGTGCCTCAGCTGTCACAGAGTTCGCGCTTGTCGCGATTGACAGCGCTGGCAAGGTCGCAATCGCAACCGACCCAACCGCCAACACCATCATTGGCGTGGCTCAGCGTGGCGCTGAGGCAGGTGACCCTGTTGACGTTGTCATCTTCGGTGAGACTCGCGTCATCGCCAATGGCAGCCTCACCCTCACCTCCAACACCGTCCTCTCTGTCACCACTGATGGTGAGGTTCAGGCCGCCGTGTCTACCCACTACCCTGTGGGCTTCACGCTCCCCAACGTCAACCAGACCAGCGCCTCAGCTAATGAGCAGATCATCATCTGCTTCCAGCGTGGCCTTGCACCGCTCGCTTAATTAGGAGGTGATCTAAATGGCTTCTTCATATCGTAATATTCACCCTGTTGATGAGATCCTCTCAAGCCTAGTCGCTGAGGCGGTCCCTTCAGACAACCAACTCATCGCTGACAAGGTCTGTGAGAACGTCAAGGTTCCACAGCGCTCAGGGACTCTCCTCCTCGAGAACAGCCGTAACTTCATGGGCGCGGGTGCAGGGCTTGACCTTGAGCGCGCTCCTGGCGCTTCACGCTCACGAATTGGTGGCTTTGATCGCTCAAGCCTCAACTACAAGTGTGACATCTACAGCGCAGAGGACTCCATCGCGATGGAGGACATTGTTGACTCTCAGTACCCAGGTTCTGAGGAGGCGCGCATTGTCAAGAAGGTCGCTCGCGTTATGAAGCTCGCAAAAGAGAAGCGCGCCGCTGACGTCCTCTTTGACGGTGCCAACTTCAACACCGCAACCTCAACCGCTCAGTTCGGCGGTAAGTTTGACGTCGCGGGCGCTGAGCCTCTGAGCTACCTCCATCAGCTCAAGGACACAGTCTTTGAGAACGCTCATGGCCTCAACGCTGACACGCTTGTCTTGGGTCGTGAGGTGTTCCGTAGCCTTGCACGTTCAGGTGAGCTCCGTGGCTACTTTGGTGACAGCTCACAGGGTGTGGCTGGCGGTGGCTCACTCCTCCTCTCTGATGAGGCGGTCATCAGCGTCCTCCGTGATATTCTTGGTATCCCCAACATTCACGTTGGCGCGGCTCGCCGTGACACAGCTGTTCCTGGCGCTGCAAGCTCAGAGAGCTACATCTGGACAGGTGACAGCATCTTCATGGGTATCCTCCACGGCTCAGACAGCATCCAGAGCCGTAATGGTGTCCGAATGATGCCTGTGGCCGCAGTTAACCTTGAGTTCGAGGCGATGAAGGCGGGTCAGTACGACAAGCTTGACCTCACCGCTCGCAACGTATGGGCTGACATGAGCCACCTCTTCAAGGTCGTAGATGGTGACCTTGGCTTTGTCCTCACGGACTGCCTCTAAGAGGGTGGCGTGGTCTGCTCATGTGGTCGCTCTCATGTAGCATTGGCTGAAGGTCCAAGCGCTGATCAAAAGGCGCTTGATGACCTGACGGCTCAGCTTCGTGATTTAAAAGGACCATATGGGCAGATCGTCAAAGCGAAGATCAAGAGCCTTCAAGCTCTGATCAAGGCTGAGGACCAATTCAGGAAAGACCTGAAGCGGGCTCAGCGTGAGACGGTGGCCAACCTACAGACCGCCGTTGAGCTCACCTCAGCTGACCAACTCCTAGCCCTACCAAGGGACCAGCTCCTTGACTTCATACTCAGGAGCGGGATGGGGTTGGCGGTTGAGGACTTTATCACAGCTCAAGAAGCTATCACTGAGGTGGCTATTGACACCCTCCAAGTGATTATCTCAGGGGCTAGTTCCTCTGATGTTCCTGACCTTGAAGCCTTGCAGATTGCAACCGCTGATCAGGTCTTTCAAGATGTCATCCTTCCTGACACCCTCACAGCTGTGAGGAGCGCTCTCCAAGGAATGACTGTAAACGTCCCCATGAACCAAGCCATTGACGCGCTTAATCAGCGCCTTGAGCAGAGCACAGGGACACAGCTGACACAAGCTAGGACTCAGCTCAATAACTATGGGCGCACAGTCACAGCTAAAGCGGCTGAGGCGTATGACCTCGACCTCTACCTCTACACAGGCCCACGCGATGGTGTCACCCGCTCCTTCTGTCGCCCTCTCATCAATAAGGTGGTGGATGAGAAGCAGATGAGGAAGCTAGACAATGGGCAGGGGATGCCTGTTAAAATTAGCGGTGGCGGGTATAATTGCAGACATAGCTGGTCACCCATCACAGATACCTTTATGGAAGCGGCGGGGCTTCAGAAGGCCACGGCTCAGGATATAGCCAAAGCAAACGCAGGAGGCGCGCGATGATTAAGACTGTAACAGGTCAGATAAGAGTTTATGAGTGGGTGGCCCCTGGTCCTCTAAGCGGGTCAGCTGTGATGACTGTGGGGAGCTCCACACCTGTCACCCTCACACAGACCCGCGCCAATGCCACAGTCTCAGCTATCGCCAACGATAGGCGAACGCTCACAGTCAACAGCCAAGCCACAGCGCTTCAAGCTGATCAGCTCAAGGCTTACCTTGTGACTGATGGTGACAGCATCTACAGCGTGACTGTGGTGAGGATGGTGGGGACCACGGCCATCCTCGCTGAGCCTCTACCTCGTGAGGTAGACATGAGTGAGACGGCTGAGCTCGTCTTTGGGATGCACTATGGGACCATCCCCTCAGCCATCACCAACACCTCTGGCTATTATCCCATTCAGGTCAATTATACGCTCGACATGGGACAGCAGACACAGACCAAGCTTGAGAAGGGGCTCCTCAAGGTCACGCCTCGCCCATTTGATACAGGGCTGAGCCATGATGAGCTTGTGGGTCAATTCCCTCAACTAGCTGACATGCTCCCACGCCGTCAGAGCTCTTTTCAGGCTCAGATTGAGGCGGCCTTGGCTGAGGTGGTCTTGGTGGTCAGAGATCATCTGAAAGATGAGCCAGAGGTCACAGAAGATGAGGTGTTCAACGCTGGCTCATTCCTCAACGCTCACGCCTACTGCACAGCGGCGCGGGTGTATGAGATGGTCAACCAGCTTGATAACGCCAACCTCATGCGTCAGCGCTGTCAGGAGCTCATGGATATTAGCTTGAGATCATTGGCCTTAGACCGCGATGGGGACAACGTGGTGGATGATAATGAGCTAGATGTGGCTAAGAAGGGAGGGAGCGCGCGCGACCTCAGAGCCTCATGGAGCTCCTACGCCAAGACAGCCTATGATGCCACCTTCACACCCACTCGTGGGATGAGGCACTAACATGACCGCCAAGGTCAGGCT